TCATACTCACAGTATAAAGTGGATTGCTGACCATCATGCTTACCTCTTTCGACAGAGAAACAGATGCAGTTTAGTTTAAATGGCTCGTTCAGAGTTGCATTCCACTTAACTTACTACAGCTCGTAGTTACTGCTGAAGCAGACAACGCCAGCTCGTCGGAACAGTTCTCTCTGCTTAAAGAACGGCTCCCCCATGGTAATTCCAGCCGCCTTGGCCTCGGCGCTGCGAGCGATTACGCAGCCATCATTATTCGAGAGAACGACCACCGGCCGCCCTCTCAGGTCCGGCCTGAATACAGTCTCGCATGATGCGTAGAACGAGTTCACATCACAGAGCGCGAACACGTTCAGCTCGCCGATTTAACGATGAAAGTCACGACGCCAAACACGTCCAGTGTGTCTTCACTGCCAACAACAATCGGACTGTAGGCGCTGTTCATAGGATTGAGTTGTACGGTCGGGCGCAGTTGCAGGCGTTTAACAGTGAACTCCCCTTCCACCGCGGCGATGACAATGTCTCCGTGCTCAGCAGTCCTAGAGCTGTCCACCACCAGCAGATCGCCGTCGCTGATCCCTGCTTCGATCATAGAATCACCCGCGGCTTTGACGAAATAAGTAGAACTCGGATGAGCGACAAGTAACTCATTGAGATCGATGCGCTGTTCAACGTAATCAGCCGCGGGGCTTGGGAAACCACACTGTACTAAGTCACTGAAAAGCGGGAGAGCAATAATTTCTCGCAGTTCTGTAGGCCTGATAAACTCCATAATGCACACCTCAATTACTGTTTTTATATACAGCAGTTTCATTTGGGTATGCACGCAAGACATAGGGTCTGTCATGGCTGATTAAAGCTTCACCGTTTCGTTTCTAAGTTTCTACGTCGCTTCGGATTATGAGTTTTGTAAATTATATGGACGCAACTCTATGTGAGCAGATTTAAGCCTGTTTTGAAGCATATAAGCACCGAAAATGAATATGCTAAGCCTCCGGTTCCTGACTCATTCGCTGGTTAAACAGAGAGTCAGATGGCATATCCAGGCGAACATCGATCCAGCTGTTCGCCGGGACATCCATCAGTTCTCCTTTCGTTTTGATGATCTCTCCGTCATCGCTCAGCATGTATTTGCGCTTAAACAGGCGGATTGTCAGCTCGCCATTGTCGGTTTGCTCTGCCTCAACCACGCCCAGCTCTCCCATGCCGCCAGGGTCCATCGGCGGCAGTAACTGCCACCCCTCAGATGCCAGACCTGCCGAACCGATGAGTAAGTAAAAACCTACGTCGCGGCGGGAAAGGGTAATTCCCTCAGCCTCAGCGTTCGCTGTGCCGCAGCCGCACCATGTGAAGCCATCCTCTGCCACATCAGTACGTTCAGTTTCTTCCCTGCTTTTGACAATACGGGCTACTGGCGATGCCGCCTTAAGCGTGCCATCGCTGGCCTTTGTGGTGTTATACGTGGTGTAAAATTCCTGCCAACCCGGCGTGGCCACATTTTCTGCCTGAGTTCGGTACCAGATACGCCCGCCTTTAGCCACACCAAGATTTGTCGCGTATATCTGCGTAACCGAATTCTTGCTGCCACGCATTCTGAAAAACTGGCCATATTTTGATGTGTCGGCCGGAAAATCCCCCGTTGTATCAGCTGTTGTCTGCCACAGTCCCGTGGGCTCAGAAAAATAGTTAATCCCGCCTGAAACAGGTGTTCCTGAAGCTGTATTTCCCTCCCCGATTCCGAACCCACCGACAACCAGCAATCGTCCTGCAGTAGCATCGGTAACTGATGTCTGGAACGTCGCCATTGCGCCACTTCCTAAACCGAGGTTTGTGCGAGCGTCTGCTGCAGTCGTTGCCCCGGTTCCGCCGTCTACAACAGCAAGCGCACCGTTGCTCCCTTTCTGCGCCAGTTTACCGATGCTGGGGATCGTTACAGGGGTGCCGTTGATGGTAACTGTGATGCTCTGATTTGCTGAGGTGGTGGCGAACGTCTCCCACGCGCCAATGTTCTCGTCGTACTCTTTGATGAGCTGCGACATGGCCTGTGCCAGGCCGTCGACTGAGATATTGTCTGACACAAGGATTCCATACTTCTGGCCGCTCAGCGCCGGGGAAGCGGCAGGCGTAACCGTCATTGACGTGGCGCTGTTCACGGATGAAATCTGGAACAGCTGCACCGGGTTAGACATGACGATAATCGTCTGGCCAGCGCGAACCTGGCTGGCGGGTGCCGTCCAGTTCGTGCCGGTGCCGGTTGCGGTATTTCCGTTAATTGCGATGGTGCCGGTGTTATAAAGCATATTTTCTCCAGGCAATAAAAAACCTCGCCGGAGCGAGGTTTATTTTGAAACAGAATGAGTTATTGGCAGGTGGTGCTGATGAACGTGTTGGCACTAACCCAGGTCCAGTTAAAGGGATAACCGGCGCGGTACTGGGTCTGATTGTTTTGTTTACGCACTCCGTAAATCTGGACACTGTTTTCCTGCCCGCCGATAAGGGCTGTACCAGAACAAACAGGTTGCTGTTTCTCAATAACGCCAGCGCAACCGGAGAGCAAAACCGCCACCGCCAGGCAAAGAATCATGTTTTTCATCGTGGTTATATCCCAGGGCATTCACAAGGTTACACAATAACAATATGAATCAATGGGATATAATTGATTTGGTAGATCAATTATCCAAAATTGATCGTTGAAAACGATCAATCATAGTTGGCGCAGTTAATGGCCATGATGACGTTTCTCATGTTTGAGTACGCGACGTTTTGCAGACTCCCGGTGGGGGTTGTCTGAGGTCTGGCAAATATCCGCGTATTGCTCCCCTCAAGCTTCGCCATGCTCTTGTATATTGCCGAGTAAGGCTGCGGCTGACCTCCTGCTGATACAACCCCGGTAATCAGGCCGAGCATAACAGGCATGCAGGCCCACTTCCCCGCCCGGGTTGTGTTGATGTTATAGCCTGAGCTGGCATCCACTCCGGTAGTGCCTATGGTAACGACATCACCAAGCGTGCGCGTCTCGTGGGTTAAAATCAGGGTCCCCGATGCATCCCACACAGCCATCCCGTAATCTGGCTTTGTCTGGGGGAAAATAGAGAAAAAATAAACGTACGCTGTGCCGGTTGCATTAGGTCTGAGAAAATCAATCGTGATGGTGTTTCCGCTTACCGTCTGAGTGATTTCCACCTCAACCGTGCAATGAACGAAGGCCACAACGGGCTGACCTGAGGGAAAGGTGTGCGTCACCCTGGTATTGAAACCCGATGTTCCCTGCAGTGCCGCTGTCTTTCGCGCCTGTAATGCAATTGGCGAGCTGTTGGCGGTAACCCACACCTCACCGCTCGTCGTCGTCAGTAAACCGCCGTATTGCGCCATTTATGCCCTCTCGATCTGGAAAATGAGAAAAGCTGCAACAGCGGGTTCAGTCCCTGCTGAGTAGTCGGTATCCCCCACAGAGGAAACCGTTGCAGTACCGCCGGTGATGGTGATCTTCCTTCTTCCAGTTCCCCACTTATCATCGTTCATGACCTGAAAGTAGGTCAGTTTGCAACCCGGTGGCAGGGCAACGGAATAAGAGCCAGTTTTCTGGTTAACGGCCAGCTGCAGATAGCCGCAAACGCTGACTGGCTTAATTCCATAGTTGTTAACCTTGCCTGATGCATCCCATGTTTGAACACCGTATTCCGCCATCGTATCTCCTGAAAAAAAAGAGGCCCCGCAAGAGGCCTCCCGTCACCATGTACCAGTGATTCTCCCGATCTGCACCCTCAACACATTGTTGGAGTCTCGTACACTGATTGTCTGGTTGGTCTGTTTCATGGCCCCCTCGCCAGCTGTCGAACCGTAGTTTTCAAACGTACCGGCCTTATCCAGCCTCCAACCGACTGAGCCAGCCACATAGTTATTCGACTGGATATAGTTGCCGATTTTGGCGTTCTCAATGGTGCCGTCCTGAATGAAGCTGGCCCGGATGAATGTCTGCCCGTTCTGGATCACGAACGGAAGAGCCACGCTGTTTCCGGCAGCCGTGGTGACGGCGAAGCGGTCTGCCAGGAAGATAACCTGCGACTGCATGCCGGATGGCGTATTCTCAACACCGATCCCCATCCCCGCAGCGTAATATTGCCCATTGCTAGAAACGCCAACCTTGATGTTGTACATCGCGCTGAGGTCGCCGTTTACGTTCGCTATCGCCTGAGCGTTAGTTGTGATGGCTGAGGTATGCCCGTTCACCGTCGCCGTTATGCCGTTTATCTGCGTGGCCGTAGCCTGCTGATAGTCAGAGAACGTCTGGTTCAGGCTGTTGATGGATGCCTTGTTGCCGTTAACGTCCGTTTGCAGGCTCAGCAGCGAGCGCGCCGTTGCCTCCCTGTCGTTGACAATCACTTCATCAATGCGGTCCAGATTCGCGCTGTTGCCGGCGACTGATGCAGAAAGGGTTTTACGCGTGGCCACCTGAGCGAGGTTGGCCTGAATTATCGCAATTGCAGAGTTCTTCACCCCGCCCGTCATGCCGTCCATAGAAACGCTGATGTTGTCGATTCGCTGGCCCAGGGCGGTATCAGCCGTCGCAACGGTCTGCTCAAGCTGACTGAGTGAAGACGAAACATTCCCGACCGTGCTGGAAAGCTCATTAACGCTGGTCTGGACCTTCCCGACGTCCTGGGCATTTTTGGCGATATCCTTCGCCTGCTGCTCCAGTTCGTCGTTGGCCTGTTTGATATCGTTAGCCATGCCAACAATTTTTTCATTGCTGTCCACTGCATTCTCGATCAGGTCTTTGAACGTATCGGAGTCTTTAATTTCCTCCAGAATCACATCTGTGATGTCGGAAACATCGATGCTGGCCTGTCCTCGCACCCATTCCGTGTACCCTGATTCGTTGCCGCTGCGGTCCACCAGCTGCGCGCGGTACCAGAAAATCTGCCCAGCC